CTTCGCCACCCTTGTTGCCGTGCAAGTCGAAGCAACATGGCAAAACAGATACCTGAAGTTGATGGACTTGATGAAGGCACGAGAAGGCCAACCAAACAAGCCATGCTGTCTAGCCGAGCGCGAGGCGTGTGCGAAGGTGTGTGATGAAGAGGGACTGCACATAACTGCATCCATCATCAGAGCAAGGGGGCGGGAATGAGCGGCGACCACAACGCCAACCAGAAAGCAACCAAAGTACTGGCGCAGATAGATGCGGAGCCCAAGCCAAAACAGAAAGTGTCCGAGAGATCAGTGCGGGTGACCATCGGCATGATGAGAACCCTCGCAAGCAAAATCCCCATAAGCCCGTTCCACCTACACGCCGCAGATCAGATGGAGCGGATGCTGGATGAACTACTTCGACTGAGGAAGAAGACATGAACCGCGACGACATCGTCCGACTGTCTCGGGAAGCCGGGTTTGCTGACGGCGTGCCAGAGATCGTAGGGCTTGAAGGATTTGCTCGATTTGCCGCCCTGGTTGCCGAGCATGAGCGGGAAGAAATGGGCAAAGATTTCTTAGATTTTTACCGAATGATGGTGATGCTCGGGGACAAGGAGTCTGCAATAACAACAGAGCACTGCATGAGTCTGATCAGAATGAGAAGCAAAAGGAAACCAACATGAACCAATACCTACACGAAGCCTATGAATGCTTGATCACCAAACTCAAGGAAAACATCGATGAACTAAACGCGAAGATGGACGAACGGTACTGCGCCGACAACACGGCAATCAGCATGCTGCTGGACTTCGTCCTCGAACACCACGGGCCGCAAGTCACCCGGAAACTGGCAGAAGAAATAGATGAAGCAGGTGGCTACGAAGTTGCCGACTACCTGCGCGACAAGATGGAAGAGAAAGGAATTGAACCATGAGCGATCAATCAAGCAGACGAATCGAAGACCCGGATGTGCTCATCGTTGACGCGCTTCATCACATCACTTGCTGCCTGCTCAACGAGACACACACCAATAGGGAACCAAAGATATTTGAGGAAGACATCGAACATCTTTGGCAGGCGGTACACGCCCTGAGCCTTGCCTACCTGCGACCCAGGAAGATCGTATGAAGAAAGAACCCTGCGAGCACCGCAAGGTTGACATGTACTACGACATGGAAACCAAGAAGCCCGTCCTGTGGGCCTGCCGGTTCTGCATGTTGCAATTTGTCCCCGTAAATCCACAAGGAGATCAAGATGAAGAGGAACAACGACACCGACACCCCCGACTTCTTCGACGACCCGTTGCAGAAACTGCGGCATGAGTGGAAGCACACCATCGAAGGTGAGGGTGGCGACTGCCCAGTCTGCGACAAGTTTGGCAAGGTCTACCGGATCAAACTGAACCAGTCCCTGGCTCTGTCCATCAAGTGGATTTCAGACCACGGCGGCGAGAGCGGCTGGATTGATGTCCAAAAGCAGGGTCCAAGATGGATGCTGCGGTCTAAGACCTACGCCCTGCTGAGTCACTGGGGAATGATCGAACCCCTGGCTCCCCGGTCAGGCGTGTGGCGCGTCACGCCCACAGGAAAGGCATTCCTTGCAGGGAATATCAAAGCCCCCGTGGCCGTCTACATCTACGACAACTCGGTCTGGGCTGTGGACAACGAGAACACCACCTACCGGGGGTGCTTCGGGGTGAAGTTTGACTTCAACGAACTCATGTCCGCGTCCTTCAACTGGGCAAATGTCAAGTCTTCATCCTCTAGAAAGTCGGATCGAAAATAAGATGAAACCCCGCAGAGGAAACAAGATTCCATACGGGACATTTACCGATGAACCGTCTGCGGCCAAGACGGCTTACTACACCTTCGGCCACCGCAACGACGATGACTTGCCTCCTCTGCCGGAACTTGAGCCGGACGCGCAAGAAGTTGACCCTGAAGAAGAACTGTTCAAGAAGGAAATCTCATTCGTCGTGAGCGAAGTCTTGGATGGTCTCCCGCCTCGGCTGGCCAAGATCATACGCATGCGCTTTGGCTTTGGCTGCAAGGCTCACGACCTTGAGGAGATTGCCCAGATGTACGACCTAAGCAGGGAAAGAATTAGACAGATCGAAGCCAAGGCAATTCGGATGTTAAAGGCACCAGGGCGATACAAAATTCTTTTCAACGCCTACTCCCCCATGACCATCTCAGAACAAGACTTCCACTACCGTTTGCTATTTGAAGAGCAGCGGCTCAGGGATCAGTACCTTCTTTACCTTGAGTGCTGCGACTACAAACCCAACGTCCCTCCCCCCAAACTCAAATATGTGACCATATGAAACACATCACCCTTCTCATGCGATGCCATGCACTCTTGCGTAGAGTTGATACCGTCACGCCCGAAGGCCGTCTCACCCTGGACGGGGACAGATTGGCCAAAGAGATCACCGACTACATCAACCAGATCGGCAGTCACCACCACGACTGTTGGGCGCAAGGGCCAGAGCACTACGTATGCGCCTACGAACGAGTCAAACAACTAGAGCAGCAGATCAAGGATCAACAGGATGTTCAAACTCCCGCAGTACACATGGGACAAGGATCGTGAACTCTGTAAGCAGTGCAAACATTACCGACCGAGCGTCGACCGTCCTCGCCTGTACTCGGGCGCACTGGTCATGCGATGCGCCGTCAATCCATTCACCGCCAGCAAGGGGATCGGAACCTGCATCGACAACCGAACCCGTGGGCCGTGCGGTAAGGAAGGACGACTGTTCGCCCCGCAAGATGTCCCGCCAAAGGCCGTAGAAGGCCAACGCCCGGCGGCATGAAAAAGGCCCCGTCAAAAGGGGCCAATCCCATATATTTAGTATTTATCACCCAAAGACCCCCCTACCCCCACGATGGGAGGTAGGAAGGGATCAGGCGTCACCCCCCGAAGGGATCGTCATGCTACGGATTTGAACCGTATGCCCCCGGCTTGACGATACGACCAGCCGCACGGATTGTTCAGGAACTGCCCCCTAGCCCGTGGGTTTGTTGATGGTGGCCGGTGCCCATCTCCGGCTTGTCCTACGTCAACGAGATTGCCATCGGTGCCGCGAAGGTTGGACGTTTCGCAGTCGATTTTGGCAGTGCTCTAGTCCAGACTTGACTGTCTGTCACACGACATCGGCGACCATCCAGGCCAGCCGCATCGTCTGATTCACCATCAACAAACCCACGGTTGCATACCGTGTCCCTCTTCCCTTCCGCGCCACCAAGGTTTGAGTGCTTGCTATCGTGCGGAGTACGGGCAACAAAAAACCGCTAGGTCAGACCCCGGTGGCAACTTCCCTCTAGTGGGAGGGAGTACCCCATACGGGGTCGGAGTCTGATCTAGCGGTTCTTCCTGCTCGTTGCCACACAAGCAGTACGGTAAATGTACCTGAACTGATTTGCCCGTGTCAAGCGGTGGGGCAAACAGGGCAAACAGGGCAAGTGTGGCAAACGGGGCAAACGGGGCAAACGGGGCAAACAGGGCAAAACCGACACGGTGTCGGATTTGACCGGGGAAACACTGGTCAACCCATGACCAGAGTATCGAAACACTGGTCACCAGAGTAAGGAAACACTGGTCAAGCCGTGGCCAGAGTATGGGCGAAAAAAACCCCGCCGAAGCGGGGGAACTCACAACTTCAAGGAGAGGAGGAACAACTTGAACCACGGCATCTCTGCCGTACCACCATTGTCCTGCTCCGCCTTCGGCTGGTCAATCCCCGCAGAAGCAAGGAATCCCTTCGTCCATCCCGGCAAACATGTCGGCCTGATCCTGCGCAAACTTCATCATTGATGCGTAGCCAGGGCGGTCAGACCGGAAGGTAGCCCCGATCTTCTCCTCCTGAGCCGCCCACCAGACGGCCCGCTCGGGACGATCCTTGATCAAAGACATGATCTGGTTCGGACCCTTGAGGAAACACAGGTCACAGTTCCCCAAGGCCGTGATCCCGTCCCGGAAGGTCAGGCCCAGGTCAAAGGGGCTGTTCTTCCAGAACGCCTGCACATCCAACTGCGTCACGCCCGCATCTGCCAGCGGCACCAGCAGGTTCCTCGCCCGCAGTTTGGGCAGACGCCTGGGCTCATCAGCCCTGACCCCAATCATCATCTCTGCATCCTCAATCCCCTTGGAATCAAGGTATCTGTTGATCGCCTTGGCCTTCAACTCCTCAGTGCAGAACCGGGCCACAGGGTTGGGCAGGTAACTCTTGTTCTCAATCAGTGCAGCAAACGGCTCCCCATACCTTGAAGCAGAGGAAAAGTCAACGACCTCAAATCGGGGTATTTCGGCCCGGTACTCCAGCCAAACGATGGGCACATCCCACTCCCGGCTGCACCTGTCCACGAACTCAAGGGTCGCCTCCTCCTCCTTGCCGGTGTTGGCAAAGCAGACAACAGCCTCGGAGGGTAGCCCTTGGTTCTCCTGCAAGACCCGCCACAGCATGTAGGCACTGGTCCGCCCGCCGGAAAAGGAGATGCAGGTCGGGCCGTTAATCTTGAATGGGTTCAACTTAGCACCTCTATTCCTACCTTGACAAATCCGCCGACTTCCTCGGCCTTCTGGATCGTGATCTTCCACTTGCTGTCGTCCACCTTCAGGACATCCACCAGCCCGTCTATCCCGGCCTTGAAGCGCGCCAGACAGTTGTCCAGATCAATGGCCCTGCGGCTGGGCGGATAGAAGGTCAGCGTCACATGCAGGCCCTTGGCCTCTATCGGCCTAGCCCCCTGGCTCAGAGCCGTCCAGGCACAAGCCTGCCGGAACTCCTTCTTGGCCTTGGCTAACTTTGCCCAGTGAACCCGGGCGTTGGGACTCAATGTCGTGGGAGGCCAGGGCATCGTAAATTCCATGTACCTGTTATATCACAAGGGGCTTGACAGGTACAGACCTACCAGTTAGCATCACTTCCCTCCTACCTGAAAGGACACACATGATAGACAAGAAAAAACTGGAGACAGTCTTCAAGATCGCAGATGTCGCCACCAAGATTGTCGATGTCACTCAAGACAACTCCGACGATGACTTTGTCCGTATGAAGGCTGCGGCCTTGGCTCTTGTTTCCATCTGCGGCGCCAGGGATATGGACGACATGCAGATGTGCAGGCTTGTCTTCGACACCTATCACGAGATGACCGACTGGCAAAGAAGAGGCCCGATAACAGAGGAGACCAAGCAGTGAAACTCACCAACAACTTCAACCTGCCGGACACATTCGTCAATGTGATCCGCCGCCCCCAGTACAGCAAGGGCGACGCTCAGATCAGCGCCACGGAAATCCTCAACAGCCCCAGGATCGTAGCCCTCAAGCGCAAGCATTGGGATGACCTTGAGGAAGACGCATCAGACATGGTCTGGTCGCTCTTCGGCTCTGCCGTCCACAATGTTCTGGAGCACGGCAAGGACGCCCACCATATCGTGGAGGAGCGCATCTTCACCGAGTTCGAGGGATGGAAGGTCAGCGGTGCTATCGACCTGCAAGAAGTCTACGAAGACGGCACCATCATCTCCGACTACAAGGTCACGGGTGCCTGGGCCGTGATGAACGAGAAGCAGGACTGGCACAACCAACTCAACACCTACGCATGGTTGCTTGAGCGGGTGAAGAAGCAGCCAGTCAAAGCCTTGCAGATCGTTGCCATCATCCGCGACTGGTCACGCCGGGATGCCCAGACCAAGGACACCTACCCAAAGTCTCCGGTCACAGTCATCTCGATCCCTCTGTGGCCGTATGAACAGCGTGAGCAGTATGTGGCCGAGCGGCTGCGCCTGCACAACGAAGCATTCTTTGCGATTCATTCAGGAGAAGGAATGCCTGAATGCACCGCTGAAGAAATGTGGGAGAAGCCCACAACCTATGCCGTTATGAAAGAAGGCGGCAAACGCGCCAAGAGTGTCCATGAGACACAGGAGGAAGCGGAAAAGGCAAACCCAGGTAAAGGCTACTTTATCGAGGTGCGCCAAGGCGGTCGGACTCGGTGCGAATCATTCTGCCAAGTCTCGGCCTTTTGTTCTCAGTACCAAAACTATCTCAAGGAATCAACATGAACATGATCCATCTCTCCATCCCCGAAACCGACTTCCCTTTCCTGATGGAAGCCATCAGCCTGCGAGCGTTGTCGTTGCAGAACGCCCTGCGCCAGCAACGCTTCGAGCAGAACATCATCACTGGTGAGCGCACGGTAAGCAAGGAGGAGGCATCTAAGAAGGTTGAGGAGATCATCAAGAAGGCCAAGAAGCCAAAGGCAGCGAAGCCCAAGACTTCTCTGAAGGAGCGTCGTGATGCCCTGCAAGCCCTGCTCAGTTTGAAGGAAAGCCGCAGCCTGTCCATTGCTGAGATCGCCCGCCGCACGGGTGTCTCCTATGTAACCGCCCGCAAGGCAGTTGTCACCAAGAGGAAGAATTAATGGATAACCAGTTCGCAACACTGGCCGCAATAAATGTCTCAAAGCACATCGAGAAGAAGGGCAACCTGTCCTACCTCTCATGGTCGTGGGCGGTAGATCAACTCATGCGCGCGGACCCCAGTGCGAACTGGGAGTTCCATGCGCCTGAGATGTTTGGCGAAAGCATGATGGTGTCCTGCACCGTCACCGCTTTCGGCAAGCCCATCAAGATGCACCTGCCCGTCATGGATCACCGCAACCAAGCGGCCAAGAACCCTGACGCAGTCCTCATCAACAAGAACATGATGCGCTGCTTGGTCAAGGCCATCGCGTGTCACGGTCTGGGCTTGCACATCTACGCAGGCGAAGACCTCCCTCTTGATGAAGACGGCAACAGACAGGAGAAGCCCAAGGCCCAGCCCGAGCCGAAGCCCGAGCCGAAACCTCAGCCAAAGCCAGAGCGAATCACGCCACAGGTCATCGAGGGCAAGGATCGAGACTGGAAGATGAAGATCACCATGCTCGGCGGCAATGACAACCCCGAGGATTGGCTCGGTGTTCTCAATGACATGACAACCATCGCCCTGTCAACCGCCACCTCTACCGATCAGGTGATGTCGATCTTCAAGGCCAACGCAGACATCTTCAGCAAGGCAAAAGAAATTGACGCAGCAGCCTACGACAAGTTGCTCGACAAGTTCAAAGAAGCCAAAGCCAAATTCACAGCAAAGGAAACCGAATGAACTCCATCACCGTCGCTGGCTCCCTGGGCCGAGATGCAGAACTGAAGCACCTTAACAACGGCGATTCCATCAGCGTCTTCTCCGTGGCCGACAGCCAAGGCAAAGACAAGCACACCATCTGGTGGAACTGCACCATCTACGGTAAGCGCGCTGAATCCCTGAACCAGTATCTGGTCAAGGGTCAGGCCGTCACCGTGGTCGGGCACATCACCGAGCGCGAGTACACCGACAAGAACGGCAACGAGCGCAAGGCTATGGAGATTCGCGTCAATGACGTGATGCTCCAGGGCCGCAAGCAGGACGCCGCTCCTAAGCCTGTCAAGGAGGAGAAGGCTGACTACGACGATTCTGAAATTCCCTTCTGATGGACACGCTTCAGTTTGAGGCAGTCAAGGTCGCCATCAAACAAGACAAGACGGGATACATCCTGACCTTGAACGTCCACCCGGACGAGATTCCCGTCAAACTCATGCGCGACTTCGTGGGCGCACGGTATCAAGTGGTCATGGTTCGGCTTAACGAAGAGGAAAAGCCAATGAACCGTGACCGCGAGCATGGCCGCGATCCCATCAGAGCAGCAGGCATCATGTGCCGGGATGATCGGTTTGCCGAATGGCTGTATGAGACCGGTCAGATTCTGGACACAACAGAGGCCAGCGTTATTGAGTGGCTAAAGGAGAGGCTTCAAATCAACTCACGCACAGAACTCAAGGATCGGCCAGCGGCTGCCAAAGAGTTGTTTGCGATTGAACAGGAATACAAAAGATGGACAAACGCCTGATCCCGTACTCGGTGCATCTGCCCGAGGAGATATACAAGAAACTCAAGCAGGCCGCAGGGGAGCGCAAGGCATCAGCCCTGGTGCGAGATGCCATCACCCTCATCATCGAGGGCGACGACTCCTTCAAC